AACATAGACAGGTGCTATTTGCATCCAAGAGCCTTCCGGTTGGGGAGATACCTTATCCAGATAGGCGGCTTTCGCCATGAAGGTTGTGTCAGCCATCTCAAACTCCTATCTCGTACTGACCGCAAAGGTTAAAGACGTTCCCGCTAGCTACTTGTGTCGGTAGGTAGCACCGCGAGGTCGCAACATCTATGTGACACAAACCAACCGCTATGTTCGTAGTGTCGTTCGTCATTACCGCCATACCGCTCAATCCCTTCGCAGCCACAGGCAGGGTCAAATAGTCCGTCCCCGCCGAAGATGCTATCGAGGTCGCCGCAGAAAACTGAACCTGAAACTGCAACGACTTACCCACCACCCTCAACCGCCCCGTGTAGCTCGTCGCACCAACCACCGTCAAAGACCCAAACACCGGAGTCCACGGGGTCCACCGATCTTCACCAATCATGTCCCGGAAAGAAAACCCGGTGTTGTTCAAAACCCTGTTGTCGAGTTCGTTCACTGACCCACCGTGTAGTCAATTTCCAAGGCTTCCGCCCTGAACGGGGCATTGGAGGAATGGCTGATTTTCCACGCCCTCTTTCCTACATGAGACCCCATCCTCCAGAGCGTGTAGTTCTTCTTCGTCAGGTCTATGTCTCTTGCAGTAGACCAGGTTGCATAGTCATCATCCGAATAAGAGATGGAGGCCGTCCCAGAGGACTGCTCATCGCATATCAATTTCACCGACCGAATGAACTTCCTCTTGGAAGTCCCCAAGTCAACCCCGGAAGTCCTGACTTCCATCGTGTAAGAGGCCCCGTTATCCCGGTAGAGAATCCCGTCCGACGTGGGGTTGATACGGTACACATACCCGCCCGTCAACACCCGGCTAGTAGCAAGAATCTGGTTAGCAATCCCCGACCCGAATGAGTCTATAAAGGTCGCTGTGTCACATTGCCACTCAGACCACAGGTTGATGTCCGCGTGGTAGATCATCGTCCTTTGATAAGAGGCTGCGGCAGAAGCAGAACCCTCCATCAAAACGTCATCCCCGTTCTCCAGAAGAATGTTGTCGCTGCTCTCCAGGAGAAGCATGTCCGTGGTTTCGCTTGCGGTAGACAGGAACAGCGCCAGTATTGGCCTCCCACCCAACTTGAACGAGGACGCATAAATCGCCCCGTTGTTGGCTGAGTAGGTTCCAATCACCGTATCTACATTTGGCGTGCTGACCTTCTGCGCCGCCATATCTCTGATTCTGTACACCCCCACATCCCCCTCATACGGGGTGGAGACAAAGTAAACGTCATTCTCCAGCGTCGTAATGCTTCTCTGGTCTAGACACCCGATACGCTCGAAATACTGGATCGCTCTTTGCAACGGAGAACCAGAAGCATTCCCGGCGTTGTAGAACGCCTCCTTGGAGGCAGACCCGAACACGATAATCATGTTCTTGTGTCTTGCTATCGCCACAGCAGGGTCCGGGGCATTTTGCACCGGGAGAACACCAGTGGACGGATAGGAAGTGACCGAGTTCAGGTCGCTGTTGTATATATTCCCAGTATCTATGCAATAGAACAGATACCCGTCCAACTCCACAAACCCGGAGATAAACGACCCGGTGGTAACAAAATCCGCGTCTATGATCTTCGCTATCGGGGTCTTGGTGATAGTGATACCGGCTGTCGTTCCGGTGGTCGCTATGGTCGTTGTAATCGACGTGGGACTTACCGTGGCAATCCTCGTATCGGCTGCTATATTCGTACCACTGATAGCCTGACCGACATACATCCCCGCCGTAGAAGCAATGTTGTCAATAGTCGTGTTGGTGTGCGTATCACCCACATAGGTCAGTTGGTTGTTCGCATCCTCCGCGAAGAACCACCCAGTACCATCGGAGGACTTAATCATCACATAGGTAATGGAACTGGCGACCGTTTCCATGAAATGAACGGCTCGCCCGGTAATCGTCCCCACGCTTGTAGTACCAAGGTAAATCGTGGAGTTGGTGTCCCCAAATGCAGAAATGGCCGTCGGTATTCCAGAGGGCCTGATAAACCCGGTAGACGCATTACCGGCTGATACAAGACTGTCCACACCCCACCCGGGGCGTTTCTCAAGCTGAAGAGTCGCCTTTCCAGTAACCGGGTTCTGGATGACGTTAAAGAGGCAGTTCAGGAAGCGTTGATCCTCGGAAATGCTGAGTTCGTAGCTTCCGTCGATGCCCCTCTGGTTGAAACTTCCGACGAGTGGGATTCTTTCTACCGGCATTACCCAATCCTGATTACCGATAGCGTTGAAGCCTTTGTGTTTCCTGCACTAGCGGTTATGAATCCACTTGTGCTGGTACTATCCTGTACGGAAATCCTGATATTCCCGGCAGGGGATGCCAAAAACCCAGAAAGGGAAATGGATGTAGTAAAAGTTGCCGAATGTACGCTTGCGACAGATTCCGCAATCACCGTAGTTCCGTCCCATAGCTTTGCGATGAAAGTAGCTGCTCCTGCGGTATCCTGCACAGTCACCGTGCCTGACGCAAACCAAGTTCCTGAAGTGCCTTGAGCACAGGTTGGGCCAGTAAAAAAGCTACCCGTGTTGTTTAGGGCAACGTCGCCGCCAATAGAGTTTGTAATTCTTGTATTTGACAGCAGGGCAATCCTAAGCTCATCAACAAGAATTTTCTTGGTCGTTGTAACGGACGTATCGACAATTGGGAATACATCCGCCGCCGTGTCTACGTTAGCCCCTGTAAGGGCGGTCAATGCACTGATCTTGGTGTCGGCCACGCTATCTCCTTAGTAATCCGATGGCTTGCGGCTGTTTGGCTGTCTACCATCAAAGTCGTCCACAGCTACAGGCATGAGGTCAACGTGCTGCGCCCCTAGCTTCCTGATGTCTCTTTCCGCCTTCTCGCACTCAAGCCTCCATCTCATCTGGGTCTGCTCTGGAACCTGGTAGTCGTCAGCTACGTCATACTTGATGATGTCGATTAAACACCGAATCATCGCTACGTCCACATCCACCGCAGCGCCAGCAGAAGTGTCATCCGTGATCTTCTGGTAGAGCAACTTGGCAGTCCCATTGGCTCCCGGCACGGGGTAGAAGATGAACTCACTCCCACCCTTCCACAGAACCTTCTCCGGGGTCCCGGTTCTGGTCTTATCCTCGATAGCGGCGTACTCGCTCATCCCGATCAGGTAGATAGGCTCATCCCGGCTACCGTTGGAGAAGGTAACTTTCATGGGGTAGAGAATATCCCCCGCCCCCGCTGAAGCTGTGGCGACACTGGCACTGAGGGAGAACGTCACCGGAACGGAAGTCACCTTCCGCCAGAACGTCCCCATCTTGTGCATCTCTTTCAGTCTGAGGTCCAGAGCCTCATAGACTGTATCGGCATCAGCAGAAGCCGCTGTCACAGCACCCTGAGCGATGACCTTACCCAATACCCTCTGGGCAATGGCGGTTCTGGTTCTCGTAAATGATGTGGTCATATATGAGCCCAGCTCTTTCTGTTTTTAATTTTACTGATGTTCGCTATCGACATCCCGTATTCTTTCGAAATAATGGAATAAGTTCTTCCGTCATTCCGTACTGCAATAACCTGCTCATTTGTAAATTTATGGCCGCTTGTTTGTTCTCCAAAGCGCCTTTTACCAAGAGCGTATTTATTCCCCATCATCCTCTTGGAAAGAAGCACTTTCTCATGCTCATAAAGCCCAGTTCTGCTACGTCCTGGATTTCCAACGCCGTTTTTATTGCCTCGCATCTTGGACCTAGATTCTTCGCTCCATTTATGGCCGCGCAAAGAGTTTACCGTCTTGCAGATGTTATATTCCGGGTTAAGACCATCAATACAAATCTGCTCGTACATCAACACATTTTCAGGACGACAAATAACAATCGGCCTAAAAACGAACACATCAGAACCGTGCTTATTAAATGAATTCTGTAGCCTCTGGTTCCTGTGCTTGTTCTTTTGGAGTGTTGACCAATGACCAGCCCTGCGGTTTTCAATATCAACCGCACTACCAATATATCTTTTACCATTGATAGTATTTGTGATCTGGTAAACGCCGGAGGTCGTCATGCCGCAAGCCTTT